GCGTTTGGTACTGGTGGAAATGTCAAAGGAGATGTTCCAGACTGGGTTTCATTCATGTTACCCGAAGGAATTGAATCTGGACCTATTAGAGATCAATGGCCGCCTATCAAACACGCTGATAATGGCAATGTACTAACACTGTGATACTATGAAAGCGATTGATAAAATTCAAAATGAAAAGATTGCTTGGTGTGAAAAATTACTTTACGCCTTGGTTATTCTTCAGTTTCCACAGATTGCGACGCTGCTCTAACAAATTTGTAAGCATTAGATTCTTTATCTAGCCTCATTGTTAATTCAGCAAACAAAGTTTTAAGCGGGATATGTTCTAAATCATCAATCCCTCTTTCCTGTGATTCTAATTTTGCTTTTATTGCTCCTTGAACCCACTTTGACCGCGATTGCTTGAAAGATAATTGTTTGTCAACGCTCTGTACTAAAGCATAGGGCACAGAAAGACTCATTGGGATATGTTTTTCTTTTACTCTTCTTCTTCCCATCAATTACCACTCCTTACATTCGTCGCATATCCAAACCTGCGGATATTTATGACCGTATGCTTGCCAGATGTGAAGAGGTTTTACAAAACCGACCCATAAACACATTGAACATTTAACTTGAATCATTTCTTTTCACCTTTGATTTGTTCAATGATCATAGTTTGTTGTTTACAACACATGAGACCTTCATTTAAATGCCATATTAATTGTGCCGTAGGCATGAATCCAAACATTTTATTTTTATCTCCGCATTTCATACATTGTACTGTTGTATATCCGTAACTCATTGTTGAAGCCTCAAAGTTTTAGGATTTAATTTTAAAATAGTGTGGGCTTCAACTGCCCAAGAACAATTACAATGGTCAGACCACGGACAATTAAGTCTTATTTTTTCATCATCGCCAAATTCCCCATAAGACAAATACTCTTCTGTAAATTTTAATTCATCAAGAGCGCCATCTTCATTCATGTGTTTTTGTTCTATGTGGACTCGTAGTGCATGAAGTAAAGGTTCATACCAAATTGTATTCATTCTTGACACCTCTTGATTGATACTGGGATTTTTACAGGATTTGATTTGTATCCGCAGGTATCACATTTTTTTTGTACATATCCTTCAGGATAGATCGTTCGCATTTTTCTTCTTCCACAATTGAAACACTTCATATTCTACCCGACGACGGCTGAATATATAATATATTTCATTATTAATTTTATTTAGAGTTAATATTGATACAGATTCATGGTACTCCGTCCCATTTCACCCGTATTCCATCACAGATGTTCAAGACTATGATTAGTTATATTATTTATAGACTCTTAGGGATACCCCTTACTTATGGCGAAGAAAAATTCCGACCTAATTTTAAGAGACAGACTCCAATTTACTTTGGATGCTTCTGGAAACCTAGCGACTGTATATGGAAGAGTAGATCTATCAGACTATGTTTCAGTAGTAAATAACGAAGGACTCGCAATAAAAGAGACCAGAGTAATGCTACGAAACCCCGGTACTATCACTGGTAATGTCAATCTAAACTTAATCGGCGCTCTTGGTGCTGCTGGAAACAACCAAGCAACAATTCAGATGTTTGGTTCTACAACAGCGTATGAGGCTGGTGCTGATGTCGGCATAGGCTCTCCTAATGTATTCTTTAACGCAATTCGTGAAAGTTCCGTTAGTGAAAATGGAGCAGGCGACATATTATCTCAAGATAACAGATACACACAATATGGAACACCTGATCTACATCCTGATGGCTATGTAGTCGTAAGTGATATATTGTTAGGAATTACTGCATCTAATGTTAAACAATATGCTAGTACTACTCTTGAACTTGATATTATGCTTATTGCTGAGCCTGTAAAGGTCACAAAGGACGAACTTAAGGAAATGTTGGCCCAAGCAACCGACCTGTGAAGGGGTTGGTTAAATGGTTAAAAGAAGCAAAACAGAGGCGGCTGAATCTAAAGTAAAGTCAGCGTCAGCATTAGCGGGATTAGGTGGAGCAATTGGTTCTGTCTTTGGCCCTGCTGGTGGCGCGATTGGTGCGGGTGTTGGTGGAGTAACTGGTCTTATTATTGGAGACGATACCACAGTATTCCCAATCGATATGATCGCTATTCCTGCATATCAAGCATTCTTATTACAAGGAAACGCTCAATTTACTGTGTACATTAAAGCAGGTGAAACCCTGGTGCCTACTGGGGGTAATGTGCTTGATATGTCCGAAAACATGGATATCGAGGCTGCTGCTGAGATGTCAGCGCCTAAAAAGCGTCGTAAAGGCGCAGGACTACCAAAGAAGTATGCAAAGATGGGATTCGCTAAAGGATGGAAAGCATACAAAAAAACACCTGCTTACAAGAAAAAGCAAACTCAAAAAAAGAAAACTACTAGGAGGAAAAAATAATGCCGATTCATGAGATAAGAGAATCTATTGAACAACCTACAATAACATGCGATGGTAATGGTTTGGCTATTATTCAAAAAGTCATTAATTTGAAACCTAATATGTCTCATAAAATGCTTCAATGCGATGTCTTCCTAGATAACCCGTTTATTTCTGCTCCATCAGCATTTTATGAGTTATTAGTCACTCCTACACCAGTCATCTATACTGATATGCCAATAGGCGGATTGCCTTCAAGAGCGCCCTCAGCAGCCGTTGAAAATGTATTGTTTAAGATGACATGGGCTTCGGACCAGTCTTACTTAGAGGAATTTCCTAATAGGTTTATTGCAGCACGACCAACCTTTACATGGTATATGCCAAAGTTGTACGTTACATTATTAGTTCATAGTTCAGCTGATGCTGTTGTGTCTAACTTTGCAGCGAGTGTATATTGTGCTGTTGAAAGTAGAAAAGCGTCTTTGGTCACATATGGCATGGGTGTTATCCGTGAAAATCATATTGCGCAAGTAGCCGCAGTTATGTCAAATGGGCGATCCATAGCACCAGCGCGTAATGTAGGTCAATCTTTTCCTATGTGGAAATACGGCGGTGTTAGACCAGAGTACATGATGAAGAGTGATGCTTTCGCCGACTTCTTCGTTTCACCTTCTGGTGATGCTTCAAAAACAGTGCCTACCGACCAATTGAGAATATTCGCTCGATTAGCGCGGGAGATGGTGCCAAATTTGGAAGCGTTTGGTACTGGTGGAAATGTCAAAGGAGATGTTCCAGACTGGGTTTCATTCATGTTACCCGAAGGAATTGAATCTGGACCTATTAGAGATCAATGG